TACTGGATGATATACTATGTATATAATGAGAAATAACGAAATGACTATGAATAACGAAATGACTATGAATAACGAAATGACTGCTATAAAAAAGATACAGGAAGGTTTTTCTATGCTGACGGAAGCCCTGCCAACTTGTAATCCTATGGCCCCTGGCTTTCTTAAAGAAGTATTTTTGGCAAATCTTTTAGGACATAAAGTTGCATTAACAAAACATCTTTGTGATGCTTATGACGAAGATGGCAAAGAGCAGGAATATTTAACGTGTATGGAAGATGGTGTAAATAAAGAAGGGAATAAACTTAACAGAGCTTTTGCTATAGATGGTGTATTTTCTTCTCCTGTTGAAGACAAAGAAGGTTCTTTAGAAAGAATTAGAAGAAATGATAAGATTTATTATGGAATCTTCAAGGAAGGTATGTTGGAGTGCATTGAATTATGGGTTGGGTGTCCTAAAGATTTAGAGAAATTTGTTGATGAAAATGTAACAAGACGTGGCATGAATGGAAAAAATAGGGAACATACAGTTAATATATCTAAGAAGTGGGTTAGAGAAAATTGCGAAGAGATTACAATTTAATAAGATACGCTGGTAATAAAAGAAAGATAGTCCCAAAGATTTTATCGTTTATATCTGAATTAAATGTTGATAAAGTTTTAGACGGTTTTTCTGGCTCAACAGCTGTTTCACAAGCATTAAAAAACGACGGGTATGTTGTCGGTTCTAATTACATAGCTGTATATTCAAAAGTTTTTGGAGAGTGTTTTCTTTTAAATAGAACACCACAAAGTTTTTTTGCTCCACTTATTGAAGAACTAAATTCTTTAACTGGTATTGATGGTTGGTTTACAGAGCATTATGGTGGTTATGATATGAATGGTTCTTCTGTTCAAGAAGATAATAAAAAAAGACCGTTTCAAATACATAATACAAAAAGAATTGACGCTATTAGAGAAAAAATAGATTCTTTTTATCCTGATGATTGTATTGAAAAGTCTGTATTGATTACTTCATTGATTTTAGCTGTGGATAAAGTTTCAAATGATATGGGTCATCAGGTATCCTATTTAAAAACATGGACAAAAAAATCAGCTAATGACATTATACTTGAAGTTCCTAATTTTAAAATTGACAATCTAAATCACAAGGTTTATCAGAAAACAATTTTTGATATTAAAGACAAATATGATTTAGTGTATGTTGATCCGCCGTATGGAACATCTAATAAAAAAACACCAACTTCTAGAGTTAGATATCAATCTTATTATCATATCTGGACTACGATTTGTTTAAATGATAAACCCAATACTGTTGGTGTCGCTAACAGAAGATATGATGCTTCAAGTGATACAATTAAAAGCTCCATATCTGAATTTGAAGATTTAGATTTAAAATATGTTGAAAATTCATTTATAAAAATGATTGATCAATTTAAAGATAGTTACATTCTTATTTCTTATAATAATAGATCAAAAGTTACAATTGACAAATTATTTGAAATTTTTGATAAAAGAATTAACAATCACATATCTTTTGGATATAAAGAAAATGCACAAACAAATGCTGTGTCAAATTCAAAGTATAAAATTGTACATAAAGAACCATTGAAAGAACATTTGTTTCTTTTAAATCCCGCATAGAGGTATATGAATGCAAACAATTGAACGAACAACACTGTCCGAGCTGGTAGGTAACGAGCAGTATGCGCGTAAGGTGCTTCCCTTTATACGAGGGGAATATTTTAGTGACCGCACTGAACGTATCGTATTTGAAGAGATACAGAAGTTCGTAGAACGATACAATGCTCTGCCCACCAAGTCAACTCTAGAGATAGAGATTGACTCACGCCGCGATCTGAACGAGGATGACATTCGGCGTGTGCTGGATGTGGTTAAGGAACTAGAAAACGACAAAGATGTTAACTACGAGTGGTTAGTAGAAACCACAGAAAAATTTTGTAAGGATAAGGCGGTATACAATGCAATTGTTGAAGGAATTCAGATTATTGATGGAAAGGATAAAGAGCGGGGTCCAGATGCAATTCCATCTATTCTCACAGACGCCCTGGCTGTTGGTTTTGATAATTCTGTGGGTCACGATTATTTGTTGGATGCAGACAAACGATTTGACTACTACCATACGGTAGAGCAGAAGATTCCATTTGATCTGGAATTCTTTAATCGAATAACCAAGGGTGGATTGCCACCTAAGACACTGAATATCGCTCTTGCGGGTACTGGTGTTGGCAAGTCACTGTTCATGTGTCATGTTGCCGCCAATTGTATGAACCAAGGTAAGAATGTTCTATATATCACACTGGAGATGGCGGAAGAACGTATTGCTGAGCGGATAGATGCAAACCTGATGAATGTATCAATGGAAGATTTGCATGACCTACCCAAGACAATGTACGACTCCAAGATAAATAATATTATCAAAGAGACAAATGGGCAGTTGGTTATCAAGGAATATCCTACCGCATCCGCACATTCTGCACACTTTCGCGGACTGATCAAGGAACTCGCTATCAAGAGAACATTCAGACCAGATATCATCTTCATTGACTATCTGAATATCTGTGCATCATCACGATTCAAAGGAGCATCTAATGTCAATTCATACATGTATATCAAATCGATTGCTGAGGAGCTTAGAGGCCTCGCAGTTGAAACAAACGTCCCAATCATGTCGGCTACACAGACTACTCGCTCAGGCTTCTCCAATTCCGATGTGGGGCTTGAAGATACTAGTGAAAGTTTCGGACTTCCAGCAACGGCTGATTTTATGTTCGCGCTCATTAGTAATGAAGAGCTTGACGCCCTCAACCAAATCGCAGTCAAGCAGCTCAAAAACAGATACAACGACCCAACCATAAACAAGCGATTTGTGATCGGGATAGATCGTGCAAAGATGCGCCTATTTGATGTAGAAGCTGGTCAGCAGAATGGCCTTGCAGACTCTAATCAGACAGAGGAAGTAGATGAATTTGATACTCCCACGTTTGACCAGACAGATTTTGGAGAAGGTTGGAAGGTATGAATAATCCGTGGTATATATGGGTCATTGCTGGTGTCACATTGATGTTTATAACATGGGCAATATGGATGAAGATAATGGGTTTTTCAATATTATGATATACATATCACCACCATTCGGCAACTATTTCATATACAAGAATGCAATGCCCATAAGAGGGACATTCACATATCACCGTAGGAAAGGATTGATATGGCATACAGCACGGTCGCTAAGACCCGTAAGAGGGGGCTGGCGCAATCAAATAGGATTTCGTAACGCAGGAATACGTTCTGTAAACTTTGATGTGCGAGCAGTATACTCTATCAGCGCAATGGAAAGTGTCGCCGAGTGGGATTCGTTGCTAGAATGCATTCCCGCGTATGTATCTCTTGAACTCAACCTATCCTGTCCCAACGTATCATTCTCACCCATACCACCGGATATTCTCGCACAATTCGTATCCAAATACCCTTCGCTACAGGTAAAAGTGAAGCCATCATATAACGAATATCTGTTGAATAGATTGATAGATGAGGGAGTGGAATGTATTCATATGAGCAATACCATATCAACTCCCAAGGGGGGTATATCAGGTAGGCAGCTCAAAGAGATCAATCTACATAATATAGAGAGATTTGCGAAGAGATTCACAGGAAGACTTATCGCGGGCGGGGGTATATATGAAGCGCAGGATGTAATTGATTACCGAAATGCTGGTGCGTCAGACTTCTCTATATCCACCGTATATATCACTAAGCCCTGGCATATTAAGGAAATATATGATGAGATTAGTCAAGGGAAATAACTTTATATCTCTCAAGGACTATGACAGGGATGATATTCTTAGCGTCATGCAGGGGATATCAAGCTATGATGACCAGAATCTGAAACGATTCATTCCCAATAACAAGAAGAAACTGATTGCCAACCTATTCTATGAACCCAGCACCAGAACCAGCTCATCCTTCTATGCAGCCGCAACATATCTTGGTCATGAGATATTGAGCATCAATAATGTCCAGTATAGTAGTGTTGCGAAAGGTGAAAGCCTTGAAGATACAATAAGAACCCTTGCTTCATATGTGCATTGCATCATCCTTAGACATTCAGAAGAGGGTGCAGCATATTCTGCTGTTCAAGTAAGCGATGTACCAATCATCAATGCGGGTGATGGAATAGGAGAACATCCCACACAAACCCTACTGGATTTGTATACGATATACAAGGAATTCAAGAGATTAGACCGACTCACAGTAGCGTTGATGGGAGATTTGAAGTATGGAAGAACCATTCATTCTCTTATACAGGTACTAGACTTGTTCGATGTACATATTCATCTGATAGGACCACATGAGCTGAAACTTCCATTACAATACTATAAGAAAGAATATATAGAAAGCACTATGCTCACAGAAAATATTGCAATGTCCATAGACGTATTATATATTACCAGAGTACAAAAAGAGAGGGGTGCAGTAGGAAATTATGCATTTACAAGAGAAGATGCCATGAAATTGGACAATAAATGTATAGTGATGCACCCATTACCACGCAATGAAGAGTTAGGAGACTGGTTTGATTCAGACCCTCGGGCCCGATACCTTGCAGTGAGGAAGTATCTATTAGGGGAGATATTAGGATGAAAATTGCAAAGATCGTCCTCATAACAGCTGCTATATTCATAACTATATTGCCATGGATATGGTATTCAATTTAATGAAAGAGATGTATAATGATTAATAGAATGATGTGTGATGTTCTTGAGGAAATGCGAGGATGCACCAAGACTATGAACTTTTCCTACTTGCTGGGATTGATAGAGGAAGTGCAAACTCTTGGAAATCGAATGGAAGCGAAGCTGTACGATATAAAGGATTTCGAGCGGCTTAATGATGACATTAAGGCTTTGGAAAAGAAGAAGAAGAAGTTGAAAGAGGACGTAGAGCTGCTGGAAATCAGTTTAGGTTCTAAAGAAGAATAAGTATGAGTGATTTGATGTTTTTAAAGTTGTCAAGTTTTTCCTTAAAGTTGACAAGTTGCGGAGTTAAAGTTCACAAGTTCCACAAAATCCTCTGGACTTTAGACTGATATGGCTGTCAAACCAAACGGTAGAACTTGCACTGTAAGAGAACAGATTATTGAAGATCCGGTTTCGGGGCTTACCTTCCAATTCGTTTCTGTTCCAGACAGCGATGCTCCCGTTCGCCTCCGAATTTTCGGTGATTTACCTCATGGAAACCGTGAAATTCTTTTTGACAAGAATGGCGATGAGGCTGGTGCAGGAACCTCCTTTAGTGGTTCCTGCAATCCAAGTTGGTTACGGGAAATTGTGACCACCCATGTATGATTCAATCAACATAAGCGTCACTCATGTATACCCAAATCAACATAAGAGCCACCCATGTATACCCAAATGAAAACTCCATCACCATACAACAAAAATCCAAACATGCTCGTTCCATATTACCTGATGCTGTCATATCTATACTATGAAGAGAATGAATCAATAGTAGACGATATAGAGTATGATACTATATGCAAACGATTATACAATGAATGGAATAACATAGAACATCATCATAAACACCTTGTAGATAGGAGCAGCCTGAGTGCGGGTACAGGATATCATATGAAGTATAATGGGCGCATCAAGCATGCTGCAATGCATCTAATGAAAGACAGGGAGAGGGTACGCTAGAGACGTTTCTGAGGTAGTGCGGATGATTTCACCCATGAAACCCCACGATATCCCAAATCAACCCAAGCCGGATAAAGGTTAAAATAAACATAGAGGAGAGGGGATTAAAGTTTCCAGCATCTCAGCATTTATTCCGAGCACCACTGGTGAATATAACACGGGAATGGGTTATTGACGACGGAAACGCCGACCACATGGGCCCCATAAACCTCTCCACTAATACTCCACATGGCAGCTGACGCCTGCTATATGACACCTTTGTCAGCTGACATCTCTCTTGTGTCACATATACTACCACTGGTACTCATAATACCGCTATGGGATGGCCAAATTAATTTAAAATAATTGCAGAAAAGACTTGACAATCCCTTGACAGTGTGTTATATTTAGCTTGTAGGATGATTGATAAAGGATTAAAGAGATGACTATGTGGTTTGAGACTATGACTGATGAAGAGAAGCGATATCGGTATCTGCTTCGCACAGGTGGTTCGGCTGCTGCTATAGCAGATGCATTGAAGAAATTCAAAGAGGTGCGGGAGAAAGGCTCAGATTCTTCTTGACATATCCCTCAGAGTATGGTATACTTAGGTATAATGAGAAATAAGGAAACCGATTGATGTGACCATAATTTAAATCCCGTAAACGCCGTGAGTAGGTTCACCCTGTATGAATTGAAAGCTATTGGGATCGGTGGGAGATACAGGGGCATCCTCTTCTGGAGTCTACGGACTAGGGTTAAGAGCCACCGCTAGAGGATGCATGAAGAAACTCAGAGAGTGCCCCGAATGGGGTTTCGAAAATGCCTAGAATGGCTGGTGCCCTGGCGCTCTCTCTTTTATTCTCAGTGTGAGTTGTTTTGGGTTCTAATCTCCCCCACTGACTGGCAGCTCATGCTGAGGATATATATTGCGGGGAGTCTGGTTGAGTTAATGATATACCCTGTATGACAAACCGAAGATCGCTGTGAGGCCTTGGAACACGATAGGCCAGACCGATGCCGGTTCTATGTACAGGGCTGTGTTGTGAGACAATATCAAGGTAGCTCACACTACCTAACAGAGGGTTCGATTCCCTCTCTCCCCATCTCACATTGAGTTTACATTACCATTGATTAACACAGTACAACTTAGGGAAACAGGGGGCCTATAAACTGGAAAGGCTTTGGTAATCTATAAATGCAATAAGGTGTCTTCAAGATATATTCCGAATGATTTCCTATTCGGTTACTATTCGGTTACTATTCAGCCCGCCCCCCTAAACCTCAGCGACTCTTGCTGACTTAACTGGGAAAAAAATACAGAGGGGGGCCCGCTAAACTGAGCGCCTTTCTCTTGCACTTCCCGATACTAAATATATGATAAAGGAGATACCCCCATGGCCAAACTGAGACACATCGCGCTATCCGTTAAAGACCCCGAAGCAACCGCACAGTTTTATGAGAGTGCGTTTGACTTGCAGCGTGTTGGGAAAACAGACTCCGCACTAGCAGAAGGCATCTATCTCTCTGATGGGGTGATGAATATCGCTCTCCTCTCATATAAGACTGATGGGATGGCAGGTTATGTCGCGGGTGAAGATGAGCGCGGCAAGAATTTCGAAGGCATTCATCATATGGGTTTCGTGGTAGATAATTTGAAAAATGTTGAAAAGAAAATCGAGGATGCCGGCGGCAAGTATCTCATGGGTCGGCCACCGCCTGACGGACTTCCATCCACCTTCTATGAGATGAAGTTTCGTGATCCAAACGGTGTCATTGTTGATGTGACTCATCTGGGTTGGAGCACAAACAAGGCGGACAAGGCGGAATGAATACGGCGATAGCATGGATAGTGATAATATCCTTTTGTGTTCTAACTTATTATTTTGGTTAGGTGGTGGTAGAAATGGAAGCTTTACTGATCATCCTGCTCATAGGGTTCGTCCTATGCTACTTTATACGGCACCCATTTAAATCTATTAAATATGCGTTTTTGTCCTTGACATTTCTTCTCGTAGGGTATATACTTATAATTGGATTGTTTTACTTACTAATGACACATGGAGCAAATATATGAATGATTTTTTGAGAGACGTTATCAAGCAGGTTGGTAACGAGTACGCATCCATCGTTGATGATGGTGTAGAGGCCGGGGATGTGGACAGTTTCATTGACACTGGCTCATACATTCTGAATGCGCTGATGAGTGGTTCCCTTTATGGGGGCCTTCCCTCTAACAAGATCACAGCCCTCGCGGGAGAGAGTGCAACGGGTAAGACGTATTTCCTTATGGGTATCGTCAAGTCCTTTCTCGACAAAAATCCGAATGCAGGAGTCATATACTTTGAGAGCGAAAGTGCGATTACTCGTAACATGGTAGTGGACAGGGGGATTGATCCGAAGAGAATGGTGATCTTCCCTGTGACAACCGTGCAGGAGTTTCGCACACAGGCTCTCAAGGTTCTTGACGGGTATCTTGCACAGAATGAATCGGAGAGAAATCCGCTGTTCCTCTGCTTGGACTCGTTGGGTATGCTGAGTACCACGAAGGAAGTCGAAGATACCGCTGATGGTAAGGAAACCCGTGATATGACGAGGGCTCAGGTACTCAAAGCAGCATTTAGAGTGCTGACATTGAAGCTTGCCCGCGCGAAAGTCCCGTTGGTGGTCACGAACCATACCTACGATGTTGTGGGAAGTATGTTTCCCACGAAGGAAATGGGTGGAGGCTCAGGGCTGAAGTATGCTGCGAGCTCTATCATCTATCTCAGCAGGCGAAAAGAGAAGGACGGCACTGAGGTGATTGGGAATATCATTCACTGCAAGAACCACAAGAGTCGACTCACCAAGGAGAACAAGGTGGTGGATGTGCGACTCACCTATGACAAGGGCCTGGACCGATACTATGGATTGCTGGAGCTTGCAGAGAAATATGAAATCTTCAAGAAGGTTTCAACGAGGTTTGAACTGCCTGACGGGTCAAAGCAGTTCGGCAAGACTATACTGAATGACCCAGAGACATATTTTACTGAGGATATCATGCACCAGCTTGACCTCGCAGCAGAAACGGAGTTTAAATATGGATGAGAGAGAAAGGGTCCCAAGGTTTGCTTTTATGAAACCAATGGAACCGTTTAAGACAGTGAAGACTGAGTACTATGAGGAATTGGATTCGAAATCCCCCCGCGGCAGACGTATCAAGGTGGTGACTACCACTGAGGAATGGATGGGGTCCGCCAAAGACCCCGTGACACATACAAATTTTGTATATCTATAGAAAGAAATGAAAATGAATATTGGTGATGAAATTTCGTATAATAACATATACGATGAGCTAGTGAATGGCGTGATTGCATCTATCGAGTCTGATATGGATTCGTATGAGGATGTGAAGCTGAAGGATGGAGTGGCATATTACTATTCCAAGAAGATGGGGAAGTATACTCCAGTCAAAGAGAAGAATGCTGCATCCATGTTCCTGGCTATAACGGGCCCGTGTGGTGAGACTAACTACATAATGATGAATGATGTTATATGATTTTATTGAGATATATGATGGTGGTAAACCACAAGCTTGTGCATCCATAGTCAATTACTTTGAGTCTGTCTATGATGAGGCCTCAAGTAGAAACTCTGGACTAGCGTTCTTTAATCGCAGCCGTCAAAAGGTTTGTGCAACCAAGACACTTAATTTTGGTGAGGATGTTTCTGTTAACGGCGATGTGTATGAATTGGTGCAAAGCGCACTGACTCAATATACATCTAAGTATGACTACCTGAACACGCTCAACAAGTCTAGCTACTGGCGTCTATGCCCCATGTATAATATACAACGATACAACGAGGGAGAAGGATTCTTCTCTCTGCACAACGAGCAGTCTGGTTCCTATCCATACAGACTTCTAGCATGGATGGTGTATCTTAATGATGCAGTCTCCGGCACAGAGTTTCCTTATCAGGATAGGGTTGTATCTCCCGCAGCGGGACGCACAGTGATCTGGCCTGCTGGTTGGACACATCCACATAAGGGTGTAACACCAAACGTGGGTGTCAAGTATATTGCAACAGGATGGTTCTATACACTTCCCAAAGGTGAGCCCAAATTTGATGGTCATCATCCTGATGAAACCAACATACAGGAGATTGTGGTATGACTGCATTATCCAAGTTGGTTGGTGCGCCTGCAAAACCCTGGCCAAAATTCACAGACAAGTATCCCGTGAAGGTCAAGGTTTTGAAACCCCCCGAAGGTTTCTTGCAGCAGATTACCAAAGACATTTTGGAAGCGGGTGATCACCTACAGGGTAGAACTCCAGCTAAGTGCTTGATGACTCGTTGGGATATGCACAAGGGGTATGAAACTTTTAGAGTCCTTGGTGCAGCTGCAGCTGAGATAGCAAACACATGTCCCGTTTCAAAACGAACCGACACAAAAGGCAATCTCTTGCCAGTTCCTCTGTTCGTCAAGGAAAGTTGGGGGTTGGTTTATGTCAAGGGTAACCAGACTGAAGAGCATA